GAGATGGCAGACAAGATCGATTTTATGAAAGAGGGTGATACGAACTCTCACACTGGACTGGCACTTGCATTGGCACAGTCAGTGTTTAATGAAGGTATGTCTGTCTTCGCATCGTTTGTCATGCTACTGAACTTCCAGAGGTTCGGCAAGATGAAAGGTATGGCAACTATCGTCGAGTGGTCCATCCGTGATGAGACTATTCACGTACAGGGTAACGCAAAGTTGTTCCGTGAGTTTTGTGAAGAGAAACCAAGGATCGTTAACGATGAACTTAAGTCAAAGATATATAAGATGGCAAAGAATGCGGTCAAACTAGAAGACAAGTTCATCGACCTTGCGTTCGATGGGAACGAAGTTCAGGGACTAACCAAACAGGAAGTCCGTGACTATATAAGACACATAGCAGATAGACGATTGCTTCAGTTGGGACTGAAGCCAAAATTTAATCAAAAGGACAATCCTCTACCGTGGTTGGATTGGGTGCTTAACGGAGCATCTCATGACAACTTCTTTGAGAAACGTGTAACCGAATACTCAGTCGTAGGTATGGAAGGTGACGATTTCGGATGGGAGGATATAGAACTAGAGGTAGCATGATGGATACTGAATACACAATTGAATGTCCGATCTGCGACATCACGAGTGTTGTTCGTGTCCCGTATGAGGATGAGGTGCCTAGGCACTGTCCTATGTGCGGTGCAGATGTCGAAGCAGAAGAGTCGGACGAAGAATGAATCTTAAACAAGTGATACAATCTGTACCAGACTGGCCAGAAGAAGGAATCAACTTCCAAGATGTGACCAGTCTCCTACAGAACCCACAGGCATTCAAGCAGAGTGTCCGTTCCCTTGTCGATCAAATCGAAGGTAAGGGATATACGGACATCGTTGCTCCCGATGCTCGTGGGTTCTTGTGGGGTGCACCTGTTGCTTTGTATTTGGGTATACCTCTACACATTGTCCGCAAACCCAACAAACTGCCCCCACCCGTGAGATCTCGCAAATACAAATGCGAGTATGCATCTCGCACACTTGAAATCAAAACGACTGCACCCCTGAATAAAAACAGTCAGGTATGCATCATTGATGACGTGAGTGCGACGGGTGGTACGGCACTTGCCATTGTAGAATTGCTACAGTCCTTTGACGTATCTAAGATCTCCTATGGTTGTGTGATCGACCTAGAATACTTGGGTGGCACGGAGAAACTCCGAGGTCGACAAATTAAAACCTATGAAGTAGTAACGTATGATAAGTAAGATGTCCGACATCATCCTCATTGCCTTGGAGTTAGAGGCACCAAAAATGTCCCAGTGGGACAACGTCTTTTTTACCGGAGTCGGTAAAGTCAATGCGGCACTCACTGCCGCAAAGCTGATCGAACGGCACAAACCGAATGTGGTTTGGAACTTCGGTACCGCAGGTGGTATCACCGTCGATGGTGGTATCCACAAAGTAACACAATTCGTACAACGAGATATGTCGTGTGCTGGACTGGGATACAGTCTGGGTCAGACTCCGTTCGAGGATGGAGTAGTCCTTGGAGAAGGAGATGGACTCACCTGCAGCACAGGTGACGATTTTGTTGCAGACCCTAACCTTGCGATTCCAGCAGATCTGGTTGAGATGGAGGCATATGCGATTGCCAAAGTCTGTCAGGATGCTGGTGTCGAGTTCCGATGCTACAAGTACGTCAGTGATCAAGCAGATGACGGTGCGGCAGAAGAATGGAGCAAAACCGTTGCTAACGGTGAGTCGCACTTTATAGAGGTTTACAGCAACTCTATATAGTTGCATGACTTGGTTATACGAAGATAAAGAATTCACCCCAGAAGAAGACTTCCTTGATCCTTATCAAGGTTTCGTATATCAGATTACAGAACTTGATACCGGAATGAAGTACATCGGTAAGAAGTTCTTTTGGAAACCTAAAACACTGCCAGTGACTAAGACTCGAAAGCGTCGTGTAAAGACACGAGTAGAGTCTGACTGGATGAAGTATTACGGTTCGAGTCAAGAACTCAAAGAACAGGTTGCCTCTCACGGACCTGAAAACTACAAACGTGAGATCCTCAAACTCTGCCGAACCAAGGGAGAGTGTTCCTACTACGAAGCAAAACTCCAGTTTGAGTACGACGTACTCCTGCGAGACGACTATTACAACGCATTCATCGGTTGTAAAATCCACGCAAAACATCTTCCAGAAATGTGACAAAATACCATAAAAAAGTGCACTTATTTCGAAAATAAGTGTTGACGCATGTTTCAAAATCAAGTACAATTACTATGTAATTTGATGATAAGGAATTGAGACATGGCACGATTAATTTACCAAACTGAATACGAACTTGAAGGAATGCAGGCTGAAGGTATTGACTTCAACCAAGCACTTCGTATCATCAAGAACTTCATGGGTACTGACGATACTCTTGATGCTCTCCAAGGGTTTGAGAGACGTTATGCGAAAGCAGAGGTTGATGCTCTTGAGACTAACGATTACGATTTCGATCGTGAGTGGAGATACGAAGTCTACGCTTACAACCTTCTGGTCGAAGGTTTCGGTAAACTGTTTGCCCCAAAGGAGGCATGATATGGATGCGGTATTAGGTAATCTTTATAACGAGTTGATGTGCCTCGCGGAGATCCGTGGGGAGTTGTCTCCCGAAGACAACGCACGTGTCGAGGACGCAATCCTCGCACTCCAACTCAAAATCGAAAAACTGGAGAAAGCAGTTTAGTGAAATATTTACTAAAAAAAGTTTTAAAAAGTTGTTGACATTATTTTTAAAACAAGTATAATAGGTACTGTTGATAGGGAGATGGTTATGAATATTGTTGATATGTTGATTGATGAGTTTCGTTCTTTCTGTGCGGAGAATCAGTTGCCTTTGATGAGTGCTGACGAACTGTTGATTGTCGGTGGTCTCGAACCTGAACAGGTCGAGTTCCTTCAAGACTTTATCGTCCGTTGGGAAGAGGCTGTTTAATCATGAGTTCTATGAGAGATTTTCGACCCCGTCCTGAAAAGAAGAAAGAAATTTCTAGTGAAGGTTTCGTTGCCTGGGGTGCCCTAATTGCGATGGGCATGGCACTGGGATTCATGTTCGGTTACGGTTTACTTTATACTTAAGAGGTTTTTGTTATGTCTAATTCAATTATTGTTGTTATTGCTACTCAGTTCCGTGAGAACTACGGTGCCCACGATTGGGATGGACGTGGTGAGTGCCCCCAGCACTGGAAGTCTAAGGGTGGTGACACCTACTTCATCAATGCTTCTGCGGCAGACATTGCCGACACGCAGTGGTGGACTGATGTTGAACGTTGCATCAATCACTCTTCAGAGTACTCTGCGGAGTACATCATCTCTGAGAAGGTCGTCGACCTTGTTGACTTCGTGGAGTCAGACCACATCGAGTTCTGGGAGTCTCCGATCTATGCTTCCGTAGACTTCGGTCAGTTGTACTGCGAGCAAAAAGCACTCAACTTCCAAAACGAAGTTGTTGGCATTCGTCGGTGGGAGCAGGACTCTATGGGTAAGGACGCATGTTCTCTAACAGACCTAGAGACTCCTGTCCAAGAAGAGTGGCGTGTCCAGAAAGAGATGGGCATGCACGGTATCGATGAGCAATTCGATGAACTAGAGGCAATGATGGCATAAGGAGTCTCATGCATAATAATAAATTCAAAATAGTCCTAACGGACAAGAGGGGGTGCACGTTCAATGCGGCTTACTACAAGACCTTTGAACTTGCACAGAAACGATTTGAAAGTGTGGTGTATGACAAGTACTGGAAGAACAACACGATCCAGATAGTTAGTGCCGAAATTGAACCAATCAAACGTTTCTAAAAAATGTGTAAAATTAACACTAACTTTTTTTCAAAATGTGTTGACGTATGTTTTCAAATCATGTTATAATTACTACGTAATTTGATGATAAGGAATTGATTATGAGTTATGTTGATGTTCAAGTTGAGGCAGTTCGTGAGTACTACCGTTGTGCGTTCCGTCCCAACGACCCAGAGTTGACTGTTGCTGAAGTAAACGAATTCATCGAGTACATGCAGATGTTTTACGGTAGTGACATTGAGTGCCCTTACCCAATGTTCGTCACCGTCGAAGAGATCTGTCAAGGTATGATTGACCGATTTAAGTACCGACCTTCTATCGACTTTGATGGTGACAGTGTCGACCGTGAATTGGTACGTGACATGATTATCGATGTCCGTGAACGAGAAAAGGCACGTCAAGATGAGTTGAACCGACTGAAAGGAGTTGCGTAATGACGCAAGTAGAAATGGATCTCTTTGAGAGAATGCTCCAAAACCACGACTGGACGTATCACTACAGTGACGATCATCGTTACTACGTCAAGGGTCGTGATGAAGCCCAACGAATTCGTGTCATGATGGAACGTCTCGAAGAAGCAGGTCAAGGTGACCAAGCAAAAGAACTTTTTGAAAAATACCGACCGGAGTTTATATAATGTTGAATGATATATTGCAAATCGAAACAGCTGCCACAGTAGGCAAGTGTCCTTGGGGTATCGGAACTGAAGTGTCTAGTGACATGACACCGATGCAGATGATGGAGAAAGCAGGTGTCAACTGGGAAGTTGAGAAGGTTCCCACGTATGCCGCAAAGGAAGGTGTCGATCTGATCCCCACGGGCATGGAAGCACTGGTACGTTCTTCTGACAACAAAGTATTGACCCAAGTTGGTGGTAACTGGGAACCTTGTCAGAACGAAGAAGCATTCACCTTCTTCAACGAGTACTGTGCTGCAGGTGACATGGAGATGAACTCTGCGGGTTCACTCAAGGACGGCAAGTTCGTCTACGCACTCGCAAAGATCAAAGAATCGTTCGACGTGTTGAAGGGTGACCAAGTTGATTCATACCTTCTGTTCTCTAACCCACACGAGTACGGTAAGTCGATTGACATCCGATTCACTCCGATCCGTGTGACGTGCATGAACACTTTGACACTTGCTCTGAAGGGTTCTGCGAACAATGGCATCAAGGTGAACCACCGACGTGTGTTTGACCCACAGATGGTCAAGCAACACTTGGGTCTTGCTCACGAGAAGTTCGACCAGTACAAAGAGATGGCACAGTTCCTGTCGTCTAAGCAGTTCAGTGCGGAGTCATTGATCAGTTACTACAACACGTTATTCCCATCACAGGCACCTGCCGATGAGGTACGTGCGTACAAGGATCTTGCACCTAATGCGAAGAAGGCATTCGAGTTGTTGGAGACTCAGCCAGGTGCAGAGTTCGGTCGTGGTTCATGGTGGCAGGCATTTAACTCTGTGACCTACTTGACTGACCACGTTGCGGGTCGTACTGCAGACGGTCGTATGACTTCTGCATGGTACGGTGCTAACGGTGTCAAGAAGAAGAAGGCTGCGGAACTTGCAGTTGAGATGGCAGTCGCTGCGTGAACGTAGACCTGCTACTCGCACGATTGGAGGAGAGACTGCGACAGGTGAAATACCGGCAGTCTCAAATCGACATCGTGCACTACGAAGTTCTTGCGAGTACTAAGATCGAGACTCGTAAGACTTCGTGGATGTTACTTGAAGGTGAGATCAATGGTCTCACTCGCACCATTGACTTGATTAAGGAAATGCATAATGAGTTATAATAAACTGGTAGAGACGACCGATTGGGATGGACGTGCGGCAAACTACATCTACTACACGTCCGAACGCAACACCTACCTTCATGGGTATCAGACTGAGGAAGGTGCTCCTTTTATCCCGTTTACGTCACGTCTCTTTAGCACAAAGGGTCGACAGTTTGTGAAGAAAAAGGTAGACAAATTACCCGACTAAAGACCTCTCTGTCTATAAATAATTGTAGACAGAGGAGAGAGTCTAATGCGCACTTTATATACTGTAGGCGTAACTGCCCTGCTGTGTTCTCTGATCTGGGTTGTAAGCATAGCAGAGTTACATGATGAATATATAAAGGTGATAGATCAAAAAGACAGTCGAATCACTCAACTAGAGAGAAAGACTGGACAAGATCGCAATACTATTATTAGGTACGATATCGGACTAAGGCAATTCTTGTTTGCATGTACTACGAAACAAGAAATACTCATAGAGAGGAAGCAATACGTCTGCTATCAAATTGAGAAGGCATAACATGATTACGAATTACCGTAGAGAAGTTTTCGAAATTTTCGAAGAATTCAAAAAGGCAGACGGTCGAGATGGTCGACTTGATGTTCTAAAAAAATACTCCGATAACTGGGCATTCCTAGATATCATCCGTGGGTCGTTCGACGAATCTTTGGAGTTCATACTCCCCGAAGGACGCCCACCTTTCACCCCCAATAAACCAGAATCTGCCCCTAGCAGTCTACTCAGACGACATAAAGACTTTACTCTTTTTGTTAAAGGTGGACGGGGAGAGACGTTACCTGCGTTCCAACGAGAGAATAAGTTCATCCAGTTACTGGAATCCGTTCATCCGGAGGATGCAGAGTACGTGATAAAAATGGTGGCAAAGAAACCACCGTGTCGTTACATAACTAAAAAACTTGTGCAGGAGGCATACCCAAACTTGATCCGTGAGTAAAATCTCATAATTCGACAAACAAAACTATAACAGGGAGTACCTTATGTCGATATCAGAAAAAAAGTTGAACCAAAATATTAACGAACTACAAAGGTTTGTGCATGATACGAGAAAACAAGCAATCTATTCACAGAGTAATCGAACAACGACTCTTACGAATTATCAAAATTTGCTAATTTCTATTCAACAACTTTCTGCATAGGGGGTGACGTATCTCTTCAGAGACAATATTGAGTTCTTTGTCGTAGTGAATGATCAACGTTTGGGATGGTTAAATAATGCCACAGTATGAGTTTAAAAACAAGGAAACCGGAGAGGTCACAGAAGTGTCTCTCCGGTTATCCGAATACGACCAGTGGAAATCGAATAACCCACAATGGGAACGATACCACAGTCCCACATCCGCACCTAAAATGGTTACCGGAGTGAGATCTACTTTATCTATAGCTGGTAAGGAATGGGAGGATAAACTGTCCGCAATCAAAAAAGGATCGGGCAAAGACAATACAATTAACGTGTAGGTAAAGGCATGATTTTTTCAAAGTTGTTTCGACATGCGAAAGTGAACAAGGTAGATAACGATCCAGATCCACAAGACATATCTGTAGACAATGCATATAAGACACGTTGGATTTGGTACCACACAATCTTAGCACTAGAACTGTTGATGACTAACGTTCTTCTTGCGGGTATTCTAACTGCACTAGTAGTTAAGTTATAGATGAAAGCTAAATATATTAACGGGTGGCATTGTACAGTATACGAAAATGATCACTTTGCAATTAATTATTTCAAGACGTTTCCATTAAGTAGAAATTTCGAGCAATGGCACGGCAATTTATGGCCTATGCTTAGGAACAATTTTCTCAAAGAGAAGGGTGGGGTAGCATTAGATCTAGGATCTAACTATGGATTCTTCACGATTCCCTTTGCCTCTCACTTCGATGAGGTGCATGCTTTTGATATGCAATTGGATGTTCTGACGTGTCTTTATGCTAACATATCGGCACTGGACATCTCAAACGTAAAGCTAGTCCATAAGGCAGTCAGTGATAAAAATGAAAGATTATCTTACATGCCCCGTAACCCGTCAGGACATTGTTACCTACTGCCGGACGACGGTGGTACAATAAAGGTAGACTCAATAACGTTAGACAGTTACCCAATTGAAGGAGATGTGCGATTCATAAAATTAGACATCGAAGGTGCTGAACTAAAAGCACTGTATGGTGGTATTGAGTTGATACGAAAACATAGACCTTTAATTATGTTGGAGTTTCATTCTCAAAGAGACAGTCTATCTAACTTCAATGCACGACAAACCCTACTACAGTTCTTCAAAGATCTTGAGTATGAACTAGTAGATTTTGTAAGAAACGATTTTATATTCGCACCAAAGTAAAATGACAAATTTTAACAAACAGTCTGTTTACGAACAACTAAAACTTGATGAAGGAGTTGTTTATGAGATTTATCTCGACCATCTCAACTATCCCACGTTCGGTGTTGGGCATCTCATCACGAAGAGTGACGTCGAGTACGGCTACCCAATCGGAACAAAAGTTTCCCCAGAAAGGGTTGCACAGGCATTCGATGCAGATCTCGAAATATCCTTGCGAGAGTGTGGTTTGTTATACGGACACTGCTGGTCTAGTTTTCCAAATGAAGTCAAGGAAATCTTGGTCAACATGATGTTTAACCTTGGTAGGCCAAGACTAAGTAAGTTTAAGAAAATGAACGGTCACCTTGAAATGGGTGATTGGAAGAATGCGGCAGTTGAAGGTCGTGATTCGAAATGGTATCGTCAAGTAGGCAATCGTGCTGAACGACTAATGACAAGGTTAGAGAATGTCCCAGAACGCAATATTCCAGTATATGATTGTCACCAATGAGGTTGACAAACGAGGCAACATCAAAGGATACGACGGCACCCGATCCCAACTATATCAAGAGGTAGCAAACATTTCCAAAACGTCCTTTGAAGACTATGCGGAAAAAATAGGTGCCAAACACTTCTATTCAGACGAACGTGTCATCACTAAGGGACACGGTTGTTCGACATCCCTACTACACGAGTGTGCTCGTGTCTGGTTGGACCCTATCTTTGATGACTATGACAATGTTCTGTTTGCAGACACAGACATCGTAGTTAATACCGAAGAAAATATATTCGATGTGATGGAGTCTGGTGCCGATGTCTACGGTGTCCTAGAGTCAGACTTTGTCACCGCAAACGGTGGTGGCTATAATTCTTGGGATTACAAAGAAAATACCTATAGAGATTTCTGCCGTAAGTTTTCTATGCATGACTGCCCCATCATACCTGTTATGCCACCCAACAGACCATCTAAACTAATGATAATGAACACGGGTATCGTTCTATGGACAAAAGAAGCACGTCTACGTGCACGTGAATTGTTCATGCCGTGGGAGGACTGGTGTTACACTGGAGACTTCCACATGTCCATCATGAATGACCAACCCTACATCTCTTCTCAATTGATGAAGCATGACTTCGATGTCGAGACTATTGATCAGACATGGAACGACTCTCCGCACTACGCATCTGAAGAGGAATTCTTCGAGAAAGCAAAGTTCTGTCACTACACTGGGGGTGAGTGGAAGGTCGACATGCTACGTCATTGGAAAGACCGAAGATATAACACACAGAGGTAACTTTGTGAATATTACCGGAATGTTTTTAAAATGAGTGTTGACAAGCACTCCTCTCTCATGTATAGTATAGACTTGGAAGTGAGAGAACGGAGACCAGAAATGGAAACACTTTATCGAGTAGAGAACGCCGAACTGGGAATTGCATCTGAGGTACGTAAAACCCTTGACGGTTCTAAGCGAGTATATGCCCTGTACATGATCGACACCGATGCTGACTCTGTTGTAATGACTCAGTTGGGTGACAACTATGATCGATTCGTAGACAAGGCAGATGAGTTCGCACACGTGAATGCATGGGCGAGCTAGATGTACGAAGTGGTAAACCATAAGCATGGTCGTCGTGCGGTAGTCGATGAGGCACCGACCGACAAATATGAATATCGTCTAGTGATGTATCAGGACGGTCTATCAATAGCTGTGAAATTCGGAGAGAACCGCCACGATTTAGAGTGGTTCGCTGATAAATTTATTCGAGAGGGCAAGGTGGTATGACTGAAGAAATACAAGTAAAAATCGATGACATCGTTACTCACTATATGTACAGGACAGAGTTTGCACCCGATTGGGCAAACATGCAAGTTGCTCTGTATGATGAAGGGTTGACACCCAGTGAAGTTTATGTCGTAATGCAAAATGTTCGAGAGGAGGGAGTCGCCCCGTGAGGGATAAGGTAATACTCGTTGATTGTGATGGTGTTTTGTTAGACTGGATGTATGCATTCCAGCAATGGATGAAACGTCACGGTTACATTATGAAAAATCCGGATGTGTATGATGTCGGTATGATGTATGGTCTGGAGCAAAACGAGAAACGTCGACTTTGTCGCATGTTTAATGAGTCTGCAACAATCCGCAAGATTCCACCTCTAAGAGATGCAATTAAATACGTCAAGAAGTTACACGAGGAGCATGGTTACGTGTTTCACGCAATCACCTCTTTGAGTAACGACGAATACGCACAACACTTGCGTACTAAGAACTTGCAAGAGATGTTTGGTCCTACGGTATTCGAGAAGTATGTATATCTCGATACGGGAGCAGACAAGGATGAAGAGTTAGAGTTCTATCGAGGTACAGGATGTTTGTGGGTAGAAGACAAGGTAGAGAATGCCTCAGCTGGTGCGAAGGTAGGTCTCGAATCAGTGGTCATGTCGCATGGTTACAATCAGAACAGTGAGTTCCCATTGATGCGTAACTGGAAGGATATATATGATTACGTCTTAGGACAATAAGTTCCCGCTCAAGGTAGCATGTCGGGGGGTCTTTTGACCCCCCCTTTTTTTATATAAATAACTAGGTCATTAACTACGAGATACACTCATGAAATTTGTCGGTTACAGTGAATATTATCATGATGCTGGATTCGCAATCATCAACGAAGATGGTGTAGTCGAATTTGCAACACACGGAGAACGTTACTCCAAAAAGAAAAACGACCCCCACCTACCAGAAGTCC